TCTTGCAGGGGAATCCACTAACGCAGAAGAGCTTCTGAACTTCATCCTTACTTGGGTCACTCATGGAGGTACATCTTTCGCAGAAGTAATCAACCACGCTCTAACAAAGGCTTCGATCGACTACAAAGCGGATGTTCTTCTGATAACCGACGGAGACGCGTGCGTTCCCGATCCCTTCATACGCCGGATCAACAAATTCAAAGAAGAGCGTGACCTGCAGTGGAGCAGCTTCTGCATCGGCACAAAGTCAAGTACTCTGAAACAGTTCAGTGATTGTGTGCGCCTGGTGGACATTACAAACGACCCTTCGAATGTGTCTGTCTTTCAGGACGCGTTACGTTGAACTGATTCTAGGAACCTTTTCTCCGATCCTCATGCTCAACAAACAACAAGAGGACAGCAGAACGATACAGGAAATTATAGAGTTTTATGAAACAGAAGTCGCAAGCCTTGCTCTTCAAGTAAAACTAGGCGACCTTCGTCTCGGGGATAATGGAAGTATCGAAGTCTGCAATAAGATCTTCAAAGGGAAACCCTATTGGCGAAAGGTCAATACAGATGGAACGTTTGGCGATTAGCCACGAGATCTCAAGGATACTGACCGAATACAACCCAGTTACAACCAGATTCGAACTCGAAAACTGGATCCAAGACCAACTTGAATGGTGTTTTGACGGACTCGAGTGTTCGAGCGTCGAGAACAACATTAAATATCAGGGAGCTTACATAAAATTTTTAAGAGACACCAGACTGTTTAATCTCACAAAGCTTACAGATAGCTCCGAGTTATTAGAATGCTCCTTGCCACTGAGAAGCTTTCTCATAGAAAACTATGGAGTGGACACATGGGAAAGCGAAGACAGCGGCTTAAGGTTCGCTAGCTGCGATTTCGAATTAATGGCCATGCAGCTCACAGAGATCATAATCGATTGGTGTGCGCATATAGAGTTCATCAACACGGTCGAGGGTCGCCAGGAACACTGGAAAAAACGAAGAGAACCTTAAAAACCCAGGCGGTCACTTGCATTTCACAAGAAGGATTGTAAGCTCAGACCGCATCATTATGCATCTCACATGAAATTGCTCTTCAAGGTTGGCGAAACTAGTCTCGACTCAACCGAGGCAAGTGCCCTCATCAACGCTGCTTCTGAATCCAATGAAGTAATCGTTGATCTGGCGGACCACGTTGACTTCAGCAAGCTTGACGCCTCAAAGCTTTTCGCATTGAGTGTCGAATCTAAGAATCCTAAACTGGCTTCTCTTGCAGCCAAAGTAGCTATTGAGGGTTTCCCTCAGCAAAAATCTCGGAAGCCACGGGCTCCGATGATGCGGATCACTCAGATCCAACAAAACAAAAGCCACTTTGTGAGTAACGAGCAGGCTATCGAAGAGCTGTGCTCTCAAAAAAGCCTTAAGTCAATTGGGGCAGCCATGATCCTCAACGCACTTAAAAAAGGGAACCGGATGACCTTGCGGCAGATTGCGGTTAATGCTGTAAACGAGCTGGCTTTCCGAGGCGAGGTCTCCGCTGACTCCGCTTGCTTCCGTGGTTTCGCTCAAGATGCTGACGGGAATCTCAAACCAATTCTCGTTAAAGCGGGCGAAAGCAAAGCAGAGGCCTACCACGCGTCGCCTATGTACGTGGCCCTCCGAGAAGGACTGACTCAACTCGCGACTTGGGGAATGGTCGAAACTCACGAAACCACTGAGTTTGGGTCGAAAGAGCGGGAACTAGACGCAAACGCGAATCTGCTTCGCCGAGTGGTCTATCAAGTCGAGCTGACTGATTCAGGCCTGAAGACGGCTAAACTCTGGAGCGACGTGACTGATTTCATCAGTCGCCGTTGGTCAGAGCGGGTGAGGACTAAAGCTCAGTTCGTCTCTGCTGCTTGAGTTTGTGACAGGGGTGCCTCGAGCACCCCTTCTCGTATAAACCATGAAAATCTTTCTCGCATCAGACCAAGACCAGTTCAAGCAAGCTTTAAACGAATTAAATCAAATCCCAAAACTCTGCCTTGACTTCGAGACCACGGGGCTTGATGCTCGAGTAGCCAAACCTCGCCTTCTTCAGCTATGCAGCACTGATGACAAAATCGAGGACAGGACCGTTTACGTTCTCGATTTTTTCAAGATCCCATCTATCGAAGGCCTAAAGGAATTGATCGAGTCGAGGGAGATGCTCCTCGGTCATAACCTGAATTTTGACCTTCAGTTTTTACTCGGACTGGGGATCGACTTTAAGGGAAAAATCTTCGACACATTCATAGCTGAGAAGTGTCTTAGAGCAGGTTTTAAGGAGAAGAAAATCTCGCCGAAAGCAAAAACGCCCTACTTTGCAGATGTTTCGTGTTCGTTAAAAGCTGTCGTAGAGAGACGCCTAGAGCTAGACATATCGAAGGAGCAGCAAGTTAGTGACTGGAGCAAAGAGAACTTAGATGCTGAACAGATTGAATACGCAGCAAAGGACGTCGACCTCCTTCCTGCTGTGGCTGCGGATCAACTGAAAGAATTAGTTGAGGAGTGCTTAGTAGACGTCTATGGTCTCGAATCAAAGTGCATCCGCCCAGTGGCACTGATGTGCCATAGGGGGTTTAATGTAGACGTTGCTAAGCTAGTGGCACTGAAAGAGACCATTACTGAAGAACTAGATGAGATTACTGTAGAGTTTTGCACGGAGCTCGACAAAGCTCTTCCCCCAGAGTTAAAACTTCCACGCAACTTAGATGGAACACTTGCTATCGGAAAACAGCAGCGAAAGCAGTTCAATCCGGGATCTGGTGTGCAGTGCATCAAATGCTTCGAAGCTCTTGGTGTTGAACTACCTATCTCTCCAGCAACAGGCAAACCAACGCTTAATCAAGTCACCCTCTCGGAGTTCGACAGCGACGACAAATACCTGAACCTCTATCGAAAGCGCACCAAGGTAGAAACAAAATTAGAACACGTCGAGAAACTGCTCTCGAACATCAACCCTGTATCCCATAGGATACACAGCGGCTACAACCAGTACGGCGCTAACTCCGGACGATTCACGTCATCCGGGGCAAAAAAGATCACGACTAAAAAAGCTAAAGATCATTTTGCGATCAACGCTCAACAAATTCCACGTGATTATGAATTTAGAGAGTGCTTTATCGCGACCCCAGGTTACGAGCTGATCATCTGCGACTTCAGTCAGATTGAGCTTCGCCTTGGGGCTGAGCTTATCAACATCCCTCAGATGATCAAGGCTTTTCAGGATGGCCACGATCTCCACACGGTGACTGCGAGCCTCATCTATCAGGTCCCGCTGGAAGAAGTAAAAAAACACCAGAGACAGGATGGCAAAACTCTGAACTTCGCCCTTCTTTATGGCATGGGCTTTCGTAAGTACAAAACTTACGCAGCTCAGTCAGGAAAGGTCATATCGCTTTCAGAAGCAAAGGTCGCGCATTCTGCTTTCCACAGGGCTTATCCGCGCCTAAAACAGTGGCATCGAGAACGCGCAGCACTTGTGGAAGATGGTTGGGCTTACGTGCGAACCCCTACGGGACGCAGAAGACTACTGAGTTACGACGACGCTACGATGACTGTCAGTGCAAACACACTTATCCAGGGCGCAGGAGCCGACATCTTAAAGCTGTCCTTAGCGAAGTTGAACGAACATCTTGGAGATGATGCGTTCCTTGTCGCATGTGTGCATGATGAAATTGTATTGGAAGCTAAGAAAGAAAAGGTGTCTGAATACAAAGAGCTACTAGAGGGGTGCATGCTCGAAGCAGCACAGACTATCCTCAAAATCGTTCCTGCAAAAGCAGACGCCAGCACAGGACCCACGTGGGCAGAAAAGTGACGAACACCCCTCAAAAACGCAAAAAACCCGACCCCAAACCTAAATTTCAGGTGGGAGACAGAGTCAAGGAGATTAGAAAGTTTCAGCACAACATTACTAACCAATTCAACCAGACAGCTCACGTCAAACGCTGCCTTGAGATACAGGCAAACACTCGTAAAGGCACTGTGACCAAGGTGTTTATCAAACCGGATAGCCGAGGATCTCGTCTGATCTTTATGGAGGTTCTTTGGGATGGTTTTGCAACGCCCTCAGAGCACGCACAATTTCGGTTAGCACCCCTCGACGGACACGAAGAAGGCTGATAAGTTCAACCGCAACAGATCAAAACCGATGGAAATCGCAAGTCTTCTAAAAAGTACCGATAAGACCATCTTCACAGCTAAGACAGAAGAAGGCTTCGTGGGCTGTGTGAGGAAGGATGAATATCTGTGCCTTACAACTAATGTATATGATTCGGTGCTTAAGGCAGCTAACGAAGCGCGGAGCTTAGAAAAGAAACTACGAGATAACAAAGTAGTCACAACGCCCGCGAAAGATAAAAAAATTCAAATAACTACCAAAACCACAAAAAAGAAAGTATCGTATTCGGAAAAGCTTTACACGCTCACGGAAACCCAGGCGATGCCACTTCTGAGTTTCCAAGAAGTGTGGGTTATCGTCAAAGGAGACGAATACGTAAGCGATTGCCTGAATAACAGCAAGAAACGTTTAGTTGCTTACACACGAGATAAAAACAAAGCAAAGTACTTCACAGATCACGAAAAAGCGAAGATGACTATGAGGGTACTTAAGGGAGTCGTTGGACCAGGGTTTGATCTAAAACGATTCTTCATCCAAACAAAGGATTAGACTGCAAAAAAAGAAAGGACTATGGCCACGCGGTACGCAGGGGATTTTTTTGGAGTTCCTCTAGCTGGCGACGAGCCTACAGAATCTCAGTTGTTCAAGTACTACCCCGAATTGAGGGAAGTATCTAAGGCAAAAGAGAAGACGGCTTACGAAACTGCCCGCCTGGTTGAGGAGTACGTCCGCAATGCTCTGCCGCTCTTCGAGCCACTCGAGGACGAATACAATTCTGCGATCCTCGACGCCGTCATGGTGCGGGGGCTTCGTCTGGGTGCCTACGGTACGCCAGACATGATCCCACAACCCCTCAGAGGCCAGAACGTGAAATTCTCGTTCCAGAACCCGCTGCGCGAGGCGATGGCGCGCAAGAAAGTGATCGCCTTCAACGATAGTGGCCAGCTGATCGCTGCTGCCTCCCAGATCGACCAGTCGGCCCTGGCTGAGGTCAGCGTCAGCACAATGCTGCAGGACGCGATGGTCGGAGCTGGCGCCCCTGCAAGGTGGATGAAG